TCAAAAAATGATATGTTAATAACTCCTTTAACTTTATTATAACCTTTATCTGTTCTTTGATAGATATATCCAAGAGTTCTTAATCTTTCTGGGCTTGTTGATGCTGGTAAAAATCCATCAATACGCCTACCATTAAGTGTTCCAATAGCTGGCCTCATATCTCCGAGAGATTCAATTGTGTTAAGGTTTTGAATTGGGGAATATAATTTTAAATTTAGAACAGTATTAAATGAATTAGGAGTTAAGGTTTCCACAACAGAGTTAACAATATATATACCCTCTGCAGCATTAACAAAATCATTAACAATTATGGGATCTAATAAATATATTCCTGTTGTTCCATGTATAGTTGCGTCAACATTAAAAAGAAAATTTAATAATAAATCTGATACGACATTACTATCAATTGTTTTAAAATCTTGCAGCAGTAAATCCATAGTTTTGCCAGTTGGATCTGAAAATATTAATCTGTTTAAGTCATCAAAAGTTGTTTGAGTTATTCTATCCGGATTATTGTTGTTTAATAAATTAGTTAAATCTTCCAATCTTTTCGTTATATTTCCGGTTGATGATATTAATGATTGAAATAAAAATCCACGACCAGCCAACGCGTTATTAATTTGTTGTCTTAAGTGTTGTTTTAGTTGACCTTGTTGCGCGCCTGTTTCCTCATCAGTAAAAGATTCCATTATAACTTGGCTTATATCCAAAGATGTTATTCCAGATTTAAAAGGTAATTGAAATGTTGCATAAGCTAAAGGATCTATTTTACTAGATATATTAAATGATTCAACTAAGGACTGACTATCCCCGTGATTTAATGTAATTACTTTTTGATTTTTATTTTCTGATTCTATATATTTTTCAAACTCATATGTTTCTTTAAGTTGTTTATTTATACCACCTCTATTTTGAGATTCAACATAGATCTCTACAACATCTTCATCATTGTTTTGAGTTTTTCTAAAAGCCAATTGAATAGGGTTTTTCATATTAGATAATACGCCTGCATTAATATAATTAAGAATATTTTTTAGAAGATATATAACAGATTTGTTTGAAACATTATGGTTATTTAATATTGTGTCTACAGATTGATAATCAACTAATAAATCAAATGTTGTTTTTACTAAAGTAGCATAATTTTTTGCTTGGCCTTCTGCAGAAGATATATATAAGGCGTTGGCACTAAAAGCTTTTGTGATATCATTTCTTACTGATAGAGGTATTTTATTATATTTAAATTTTATATTTCTCTTTTTTGCAAACTCATCTGCTGTAAATTCGCCATCATCCTGAAGTTTAGCATTTCTTTCATTAACATTCTTAGCTATTGATTCTAAAACTGGGCCTAAAAAATAAGCTATGGGATAATTACTATCGCTATTATTATCATTAACATAACCAAATTGTATGTCAACATCATTTATAACACCTTGATCTGATTGATTTGTATTATCTGGTGGGTCGTCGTTTGTTCCGCCCTCTTCTTTATCTTCTTCCACTGTATTATCAAAACCAGCCATAGCTATTTTTATATCATTTTGACTATAAGACTCATTATCATATTCAACAGTTGTTGAAGATCTATAATTTGGATCTGTTATTTTTTCTTCTTGAATTCCTCTTTTTTCTAACAATTCTTTATACCATTTATATATGTCTTCATCTTCATATTTCCAAAAATTCATAAAAGCTCTTGTTGATAGATTACATAACACTTGATGACCAGACAAATTTGCTTCTGAAGTATTATCCACTTCTCCATATAATAATTTAGAACCTCGACCCGCGGTCGCGTTATTATAAAATCCCAATAGCGCTTCATCAGTCATATCTGTTTTTCTAATTAATATACTTGGTTCATAAAAAGAAGGATATAGTGGATGCTGTAAAGAATAATTTATATTTTCTACTTCAACACCATCAGTTTCTTCCTTTTGTTTTGTTATATACTCTATATAGTTTTTTAATATATTTCTATTTATAATATCCCCACTAGTATTTTTATATCCTCCATCTTTATTAATATTAAATGGGCAATTTTCTATTGCTTCAATAATAGAATCATATAAAATTTCAAACTCCCTTATTTTATATACACTTGTGTTTTGTTCATTTTCATCTTTTTCTATTAACAAAACTGGTGTTGTGTTAAAAAAATTTCTAGCTAGAAAAGAATCTTGTTGTTCTATAGAAAACGCATAACTTTCTTTATATCTGTTATTAGTCAAGGAGTCATAAATATCTCCATCAAAATTCTTAACAATAAAATTTATATCTGTATTAATACCAGATAAATTTTTATAGTAAAGACCCTTTTCAGCAATAAAAACGTCAACAAGATCACGGATTATAGTCCCTAAAACACCAAATAATTCTCCATATAAATCTTCCGGCGATTCAAAGTGGATTTCATTCGCTGGTGTATTATCTATGTTTGAGTAATAATAAGTAAAAGATTTTTCTTCTTTTTCTTCATAACTTGGTGCATAACCACCACTACCGCTCTCATCATTTTCAAACCATTTCGTTGTATGAGTTGAAGAAAGAGGTAGTTGTATTTTATAAAACCTATTACCATATTCTATTAATTCATTCATTCTTTTTTTAAATAAAAATTTATCTTTAACACTTTCTTCAAAACTTTCTTTAAATAAATTAATATTATCTAAAACCCAAGCTAACGGAACCCTAAATCCATTATTTTCTACAATATCTCCATATGGAGCTACTCCATCTAATTGTAAAGAATGTAAATCCCTAATGTAGTTTTTATTTTTCCGAGCATACTTTTTTAATAAATTAAAAGGTGGAAGTGTATAAGATATATTACTTATTTTATCCAAATCCTCTTGTGACACCACAGTAAAATATTCCTCTGGAGATGATAGATAGGCAACAACACCTCTTTCTTTTATAATGTCTAATGTTTCTTGTAATAATTGGTCATTATCTGAGTTATTATCAAAAATAGTTTTACTGTTATTTTTTACAAAATCAGAATCCGCTACACATATCTGACTTAAAAATTCTTTTCCATAATTAATTTTTTGTTTGAATTCTTTTAAAAATAAATTATATTGCCTCATAGATATAAAAGAAGGTTTAAAATTTATAAAATCATCTTGAACATTTACATTTTCACCAGTTGTTTGATTAAATACTGTGACATCTTTTTCATTATAAAAAGGTTTGTAAGCTTTGTTACCATAGTTAAAAGGTTTTGTTTTATCAGAATAGTTATATTTTCCGCTATCACCAATAACTCTTCCAAAATCACCTTCTATTTCATCTCCGAGAAAGAAAAAAGTGCCTTCTTCTCTTATTTTTTTATTATAAAAATAAGATAAATCATCATTAGAAACCAACCTAGTGTTACTTAAATCTACTTTTAAATTATATAAAAAACAACCATCAATTTGACCTGCTCGATAAATTATTGGAAGTCCTTGTTGATTACACACAAAAGGTGGCGGTGGTCTCAAAACAACACCACTGTTTTTTATATTAACTCCATTCCATTTTGTTTGAGAAGTCTCAACAGATCTCAGAACTTGGTTTGAAAACGAAGTAAATAAAGATCGCAAGACAGAAAAACTAATACCATTAGAACCGTTTGCATCATTTAAAAGACGCTCTAAATATTGTTGACTATATCTTAAATATTCGTTAGCGTTTTCTCTTCTTAAGGATGTTTCACCTGTTCTTTGAAATAATTCTGTCCAACCACTTATATAATCAGCTTGTATGCCGTCTATTTCTGCCTGCGTTGGAATTTGTATTCTCAAATTCATAAAACTATATATGGCTCTGTTTTTGTCAAACGCAGGCAAGCTATTCCATGTGTCATACAATGTATTAATCCATTCATTTAAAGCTTGTGTAGATGAAACTTTATCTGTTCTATCTCTATATTGCAGTAAATATAGATCTCCAGTTTCTCTAAAATCATAAACATTTTTTATAGCTGGGTTTGGAGAAGATTGTGTATCCTCTACAATAACACCCTCTTCATTTAATAAGTATTTTATCTCACTCCCAAAAATGTATTTTTTAGATTTTCTATTTTGGGATGTGTCGGGAACACTCTCACGAATATCAGCTGTATAATCATTATACCACTGATCAAAGGCTTTTGAATCTTTTTCCCAAACAAAATTGTAACTGGCATCACCGTTATAAATTCCATAATAGTCTTCTGGTTTAACGCCATCTGGTGTAAATGCCCAGTTTACATTTTCTTGTGGGTAAGTTAATAATAACTCTTCATATCCGGGTATATGACCAATTGTAGATATATCTGTAATTAAGTCAATAGATGAATCTGGTTTTTTTAAATCATTTAAAACAGCTGTTGATATTTCATTAATTTTCATACTGCTTATATTAATACTATCAGCGTTAGAAAACTCAAGACTTCCTTGAAGATGACCCTCATTAGTTATATTAAAATTGAACTTATATAATTTAGCATAATTCCAATCCCAATATCCATTATTTTTATCAGATAAATTATAGGTTATTGTTTTTTGATTTTGGTTATTAACTACATTTGGAACCGCAGGTGCAATATTACTTGCTCTAAAACCATCCCAACCATATGCAATAATCCAATCACTACTTAATTGAATTAATTTTGAAAGATCTGTTCTTTGATCTATTAATTTAGGATCTGTTATTGTTAATGATAATCTATACCTTATTGTAAATGCTTCTCTATTTGATCTTTCCACTTTCAAGTTGTTTATACCAATACCTCCAGCATTGCGAAGATTAGCATTACCCATGTCAGAATTTATTTGAGGTAGATAACTAGAAATTTCAACTATTTTTTTATTATTTAATCCGTCATCATCACTTATAAGCGTTAATACATCAATATTGTTATTAGATAAATTATTTAATAAATTCTGTTCTTCGTCATTAACAATAAGATATAATCTCACAAATGTATTAAGTGAAGATAACTCTATATTATTGTATAATTTTTTATCGTTCCAGCCACTAGCTAACTTAACTAAATGATTTTCATAAGAACTATCTATTGTGTCTGCATCACTCATACATTAACCTCTTTTTAATTTTATTTTTTCAATAACCAATTCTACAGATGAAGGTATCCTTATAGATGTTCCATCTTCTATTTTTTGTAGGGGAGATATAAGATCATTAGCTAAACATATAATCCACCAATAACTACCATCACCATAATATTTAGCAGCTATTTTATCAATTCTTTCTGCAGAATTCCAAGAAACAATAATATCCCTATCACTAATTATATCTTCAGCTTTAATCGGTGGAAAAGTTTCTTTTCTAAATTCATTGTATTTTACATCATACACATTTTCTAAAAAATCATATCTAGAATACATAACTTACTCCTTAACCACTTGTTCTTCCATAAAATAAATCTTTTAAGTAATAATCAAAGTCTGGGCTATAATTCGCGTTCGGATTGCCAGTGATGAAACTCTCGTTTTCACTTATAACGCGGCTGTCTTTGCTATCTGGTCGGACTGGTATCAATGGCTTGGCTGGGTTTCCTCTGCCCTTAACCGTAAATCCTTGCATTTTGCTTCCACCGCCTTCTATTAACCCTTGGTTATTTAATATTCTTTCGTTTGTCATTAGCCCTCTATAAAAGTTATAATCTCTATTTGGCATTTCATCATGTAATACTCTAAATGTTATATTAACTCTACAAGCTACTGGCATCCTTAATCCTTGTGTCATCTCCCACTTACCACCAGCACCTAATATATTCCAATCATAAGCCAAAGATTGTATGTATCCACCCATTCTAAAAAACATATCACCTATGGTCATTCTTATAATAGGGCCACCAATCATTTTAAAACTACCATTATCTCTATTTTGTTTTTGACCGTATGTTTGTTGTGCCAACCAGTTTACTCTTTCATAAACATTTTGTAGTTGCCTTATAGTATTTGCAAATATAGTAAAACTCATAGATAAAGAACGATCAGTTTGCATATATGTATTTACTTGTTCTGTTCTACCGAAAAATGATTTAGAAACCCAATTAGGATTAAATGTTTCATTAATATTATCTATCGTTGCTTGAAATTGACAAACTTGCTCTTTTTTTGTTTCTTCAACCTTGCTTCTGTTTTCTGTCTCAAACAAAAAGGGAAAATACTGTCTATCACCTAACTGAGTAATATATTCATCATACTTTTGTAATTTAGTGTATGAATTCTCCGCGTTCGTGCTAATATTTATCTCTTCAACTGCTGGTAGTTCATCACCTTTAGCCAATTCATCAGATTTTTGTGGAACAGAATCTGCAATATTGTTTGAAAAACCTTGAACCTTTGCTGCATAATTTAATAAATCTGCGTCTTTTTCAAAACTAAAAACTTCTTCTCCTTTCTTTCCACCACTTCTTTCTATTTCACTTATAGCTACTTGAGCAATAGCTCCTTTATTCCATTGCTCTTCACCATTAATTTCTTCTTGGTTAGCATAATATTCATAATATGGAGCAGAGTTGTTGTTGGTGTATAGTTGTTTAAAAACTTTATCTATACTATCAATTCTTCCCGATTCGCCAACGCCAACAATATAATTTATCTGACCGCCCTTTGTCACGCGTGCACTGTATTGATCAAAATATCCATATCTTGTTAAAATATTTTGTTTAAGAAAATCCTTCAAACCATTCTTAGCATAAAATGGCTGAGGTTCTCTTGTTAATCCGGGAACATAAGATTTAACTATTCTTTGAGATGCGGCTTCTAACTCATCTAAATCATCTGGTATATCAATTTCTTCTAATCTTCTTGAGTCTGGATTTAAAAACTCACCCGTTAATATACTATTGACCAGATCTTCAGTATCAGTTGGTGCCCTATAAGATCCAGATGGATTATATGGATCTTCTGTGTTATCTAATTTTATTCTTGGCTTAAAAAATGATGAACCCCAATATTGAGCTACATTAAATCCTTGACTCCCCAGTCTCAGGGCGCCGACGTATCCAACCGGCTCTGTTAGTTTTGTTCCCGCAGCTGTTATGGCGTTATAAAATCTTGCATAATAAGAACTTGAGTTCTTAAATATATTACTATCAACATATCCATTAAAAAACTCATTATTAATAGTATAAACTTTTAGACCACCATCAACTCTTTCGTATACAGATTGATTTTGATGTTTATCTAATAGTTTTTCAAACTCTTCCTCGTTCATAGTTGAGTTTTCCATAACTTCATTTTTTAAATATCTTTTATATATTTCTTCTGTTCCTTTTATTTCATTATCTAAAAAAGAAACATTAATATTTTCGCCCAAAAAAGTAACATCAGCTGGTATTAGTGGTCTATCACTACCACCATGATAACTATTTGAAACATTTAAGCTACTGGGTGTATTAGATCCATTAGGGCCATTGTTAACATGATAATTAACACCACCAAGATTCTCCGAATCCAATCTATCAGCTAAGATAGTTGTCTGATCGTTTGGCTGTGTGTTTCTAATTATATCTCTAAATTTTCTTATTAATGCCATAATTATTCTCTATTAACTCAACTAAACTACCGTAGTTGACTGTTCCTCGGCTTGTCTTTCACGTATATATTGACCTATTCTTTCACCACTAAGTTCAACAACAATATTAAAACTTTCTTGACCCATAGCTTCACCCATATTTCTTACATTTTGATTTAATTCCATAAACATTTGTGTCAACTCTGGTGGCATTTGAATTACTCCGCCACCTCCACCGCCACCGTCTTTGGATTGTGCATATTCTTTCTTACTCATGCTCATCATATGTCGTTCTAAAAATTCAGAACCACCAGCAGCTGATCCAATACTTTCTGTTAACTTAGTTATGTCTTTTGCATCTTCTGGGGTAAGACCTAATGCCTCTGCAGCTTCTTCTTTCGTTTGATAACCTCTATCTTTTCTCCATCTTTCTAATATATTATCAGCTGAAGATTGAAGATCACTTAAATTTGTGCTTTTACCAGCCATACTGGTTTGCATTTTTTGGTAATCAGTTTCTTTAAGTGTATCTGATTCTTTGTTAAAAAGTCTCTTATTCCAAAAGGCTGTAGTTGACTCATCTATATCTTGATCAGTTAAATATGAAAAAATATTACCTATCTCATTGTTATTTAATCCAGCATTTGCAAACATTGTTTGTATAGCTACAAGAGTTCTACCTCTTGAACTTGGTTTTTTACTAGCTTGACGTAATTTTTTTCTTGAGGCTGCACTAAATGTTTTTAAATCTTGATTTTCAATAGCTCTTTGGAGATCAGCCAGCGCATCTCCTCTCTTAACAGCCCTAGAACTACCAGCTATTTTATCACCTAATAACGCACCTCCTATTTGCAAACCTAACCCAGCTATCATCCCATATGGGCCTGCAGCCATTAATGCAGTTCCTGCCGCGGATGTTCCAGATTGAACAGCAGCTGCAACATTTCTTTTACCAAAACCACCTGTTGCTAATTGTAACCCAGCTGTTCCTAAACCTTGTAATGTGGCTGCACCTGCTGCGGAAGACCAAAAACCTCCACCGGTTTCTGCCTCACCAAAAATAGCGGATTTTGCTTTTCCCAACTGGCCACCAACAAACCGGCCGACTTTGGATTCACCTAACCCTTTTATAAAATCAGAAGCACCTTTATAAACACCGGTGCCTCTAAGTTTATCCATACCACTTCCAATACCATCTCCAGCCCAATTGTAAATTCCACTAGCCAGTTTACCACCTCTACTGTTTTTAAGATAATTTGATACACCGCGCGCGTCAGATCCCACCTTTTCGGTAAACGCACCCCAAGGTCGATCTAACCAACCTTTCCCACTACCAGTTTGTTCTCGGTCTGCTATACGACGAATCTCATCGGGCCTTGAGCTTAGTAGCTCGAGGCCAGAACCACCAAGACCAAACATACCTGCTCCGAGTAATTGGTTTCTATAATCTGTAAAACTATATGGATCGCCATATCTTCCTCTACCATATGCCGCTAACCCTCTTCGAGTTGTATTGTTCATAAGCATTGCACTTGGATCATTTAACTCATTTCTATTTGCTTGGCGTGCACGAGCTGCCTGTCTATTGTTGAATATTTTTTGTGTTCCATATCTTCCAGCCGATAATAAAGCTGTGCTAAGACCTATTCCAATAGACTTTTTCCAATTGTTATCCAACACTCTAGACATTGACATGGCTCTTATACCTTGTGTAATAGCCATAGAGTTCCTATCCAAGAATGAACCCTCATTACCTATATTACTAACAATCCAGTCTAATCTTTGTTCCATACCTTTATTTGTTGCTATATATCTACCTACAGCATTCCAACCATCTCTTTTATATTCACCCCACATATCATACATATTATGTAGTAACTCAACAGTTTGACGATAATCACCTGTTAAGCTTTTTCGCCACTCTTGATATTCTCTTACAAAACCATCTTTAAAACCTTCCATAAAATTCTTAGGTAGATCTTTAATAGGATCTGTAAGTGGACTAAAATCTGTTCCTCTATAAGCTCCGGGTAATCTTAACCCTCCTAAACTACTACCAGCTCCACGACCGCCACCTAATACACCACCATCACCAGTGTTTCTTTCAATATCCATTAACACTGACAATCTTTCATCATGTTGAGCTTTTAAATCTCTTCTATAAGCTCTATTTATGGCCATCGCCTCTTGTTCTCTTCTTGTTTGTTCCGCAAAACTACCGGCATCACTAACAACTCCACGATTTCTGTTTCCGTATATAGTTCTATTACCGGAGCTTACAAAGCCTCCATCAAAGAAACCGGGAACACCAATAGAGGCAAGTTCGTTGGCAACATCTGAAGATACTGGCATACCATTTCTTATTCTTTCTGTGGGAATTATAACCTCTCTTCTGTTCTCTTCACCAACCATAAATAATGAAGGACTACCAACAACCCGGCCCGTAGCAGCCTTATCAATATACATATTCTTTAACATACCCAAACCGGCAGCTGCTGCAGCAATAGCCATACCCTTTGGTCCAAAAAATGGAGCAACCATAGTTAATAAACTCAAAGTTTGATCAATAACGTCACCACCAAGGAAAGATGTTGCTGCGGCAGCTGTGCCTACAGCCGCAACACCCATACCTGCTTTTCCTATTCTTCCACCACCAACACCACCACCAACACCACCACCAACACCACCACCATTAACCACACTTACATACATTGGCGCTAATCTAGATACTCCTCTTCCAACTAATGCTTTAACTACTGTAACGAGAGTAGGAATAGCAACAGCTATAGTGCTAATAGCTGCAACATCACTGCCACCCATAACACTTCTAAGACCTCTATACATATCTCTAACATATAACATACCTTGTTTAAGAGGTTTAATCATAGTCATAGCTCTTTGAGCTAAATTAGTAAATCCGGGTAAAAACTCAGATATTAGTGTGTTTTTCATGTTCTCAAAAGTGGTTCTTTGTTCTCTTAGTATATCATTTATTTTGGCTTGTTCACCTTGTTGTTGTTTAGCTAATTCTAAATCAGATTTAGTCATTCTAGCTATTTTTAGCATTTCATCATAATTCATACCAAGTTGTTGACCTAATTGTCTAGCATAACCCGGATACATCTGAAGCGTCCTTAATCCTTGAGGGGAAGATAATAACCCATGAAGATCATTCATTACGCCGACAACATCGCCTTTCATAGCTTTACTAAACATTTCCATAGAGTTTAAGCTTCCACCAAATGCAACATTTAATTTATTAATTAATTCTGTTCCGCTATCAAAGTTTAGAAAAACATCTGTCATACTCTGCATCTTATTCATATTGACATTTGTTAGTCTTGAATAAGCCGACATATCTAATAGGTATTGTGCTCCCTTTGCCGCATGCATTGCTACAAGATTTGAATTAGCTGCCATATCTCTTATTATAGTAGCAGTAGCTTGACCACCTGCGGTGGCTGTAGCTAATTGTCCAATAAAGTTTTTGACTTGATTAGTTGTCATACCAAAACCTTTAATCATAGTGGACATCAGTTTACCAGTTTGATCTGCTGACAAACCAGTATAATCAGCCAACTGCGCATTAAATTTTATGAGATCTTGAGTTAGTCTTCTTTGGGAACCAAGAGCAGTTACTAATCCCACAGCTGCCTTGGCATTTTTTTCCATACTTATGCCAAACTGTAAATTACCCTTATAGGCTTCTATTGTCATATCTCTAACATTTTTTAACTGTTGACCATAAAACCCAGTTTGTTTAGAGATACTAACAACAGCATTTTCTATCTTTTGAAACTCTTTAAAAATAAGAGCCGCAGAAGCTAAAAGACCACCTCCTGCGGCTGTTAAAACACCACTTAAATTTTTATTACCTAAAACAAATCTACTTAATGCTTCAAGAGGTCTTTGCATACCTTTTAGAATAGAGTCTATACCATTTTGTAATGACTTACCTATAATTGGTATTTGTTTTGTAAATTCATTTGTTATAGAACTTAGATTGTTTTGTATACTTCTGGTTAGTTTATCTACAGCTTGTTGCTGTCTCTTTATTGCGTCTTCTTGTTTTTTTGTTGATTTATCAACATTATCAACATGACCTTTCAAAACTTCTGACATTTCTGAAAAGGCAGAGTCTAACGTTTTTATAGAGAAAGAAGTTTTCTCTACAGTATCTTGAAGATTTGATAATGTTAATGAAATATCAGCCATTATTAATTATCTGTTTTGAGATAACCTATCTATCTTTTTATTCTTGATTTGACGCATTAATGTTTTTAACTTCATTCTACCTTGTGGTGTTTTTCTCATTTCTCTTTCAATTCTGTCGCCCTCTTGATAAGCTTTACGAAGAGCTTCAAATTCTTTATCTGATAAACCACTAAGTTTTTTCATTATTCTAGCTAGAATTCCTAATTTTCCCATCATTGTATCTCCATTGCATACATAACATATAATAAATACCCCTTAGTATAGAAAAATAGAATACTAAGGGGTATTTTTATTGAGATTGTTGATTAGCTTTGTTTTCAGCTTCTTTTATATCAACTATTTTCTTAACCCACCATCTTCTTAAATAAACTGGTAAATTATAACAATCTGAAAAAGTCATATTGCCATAATGAACACAAACAAAAATATCATTTAATATATTTTCTTTTATTATCTGAAAATGTTTTTGTGGTGTATTAGCTGTCAGGCCAAAAAAACGAAACAGAGATGGGCATCTCTACCTCCTCAGAATTACCACAGTGCGGACAAGAAAAATCCTGCTTCATATCCAGATCTGGTTCGTGATCTTCAATATATTTTCTAATAGATCTTGAATCTCTTACCGGCATATTTTCAACATACTTATTAATAATCTCTTTGTCAGCATCACCATTAACACTTATAATATGATTCTTCAATCTTATTGTTATGTTTTGATCTAATGGAGAGTTTGTAGCTTTCTTCATTTTTTCTTGAAGTTCAGAGATTTGTCTTTCTTCTGCAGTGTTTAAAAACTTAAACTCAATAGAAACACCAGAAGGAGTATCAAACTTAAATCTGTTATCTCCCTTTTGTTCTGGTTGTATTTCTAAATCTTTTACACCTACATTACCTAAATCAAAATCATACTCCACATCATTAGAGCATGAAGAACACCTTATTTCTGTTTTGTATTCTGGACCGTAACCAGTAATTCTTAAAAAGGTTAAGATTGCGTTTTTATCACCAGAAATCATCTCATCTACTTTAATTGTTTTATCAACAATACAACTTGACAATAGGTAATCTAACGCCTTACCACTTCTAAGTAAAGAACGAGATGTTAAAATATCCTCATCTGAAGCTGTTAGAAATCTTACTTCAAGTTGTTCCTTCATATGCAATGATGACTCTGGAGGATATATAACTCCCTTAGATGGTATCGGAACAAAATCAGTAGGAACAGAAAAACCAGCTTTATTACCACTATCTGGCTTTTCTGTTTTTTTATCTTGCGGGGGAGATATAGATTCTACCCCAGCTGTAATATCTTCGGCCATAATATTAATTCCTTTCATATAAAAATAATTATTTAGTTAATTTTAATAAAATTTAATTATCTTTTATACAAAAAAAACATCCCTTGAAAAATTCAAGGGATGTTTTTATAAGAATTAATTGTAAGTAAGAATTAAAATCTTAATATACAATCATCAGGTCTAATTGTGATATCGACATTCATTGGTTCGCCATTGGCCATATCATATGCGCCAAAGTTAACCTCTGTGCACCAACACCCACGTAGATCCCACTCTTCAACTGTAGCTCCTACTGGATCTAGAGCCTTTAGTGAAATGTTCTTCTTATAGAAGGCTGCATATCCGTCACGACCAGAGATGGTCTCATGTTGAAGTCTAACCCACTCCATAACCTTCTGAGCTGAAGATGGAGCGATTGGATCATATAGTGACATAGAAATTGTTCCCCACTCACCCTTACCAGCCAAATATCTCTTCTGATTTAAATAATCAATAGTGATTGGAGCGGCAGTGTAAGTAGGTCTAGATGTTGTGCGAGCCACAAAAGCAGGGATTGTATCATCAGCGAACTGAAAGATAAATCTATTCTGCCTTTTGGGTTCAAATGTATCTGCCAACATTACATTTACTTCAAATGGTGTTGCCATTATTTATCTCCGTTTGTATTGCATTTAATATAAATACAATCATAAGTAAAAATTTGACTAGTTATTAAACCTCATCAAAGCTCGCGCCTTGAGGAGATACTGTAAAATCAAAGACAATAACTTCTGCAGCACTTGTTGGCTTTAGGAAGATCTTACCCATCATAATATTTCTATCAATCAAATCGGGTGTTGTTGTTGTTTCATCAAGAATAGCTCTGAACTCTGTTAAACCATTGGCTGATTGAACACTAGATAGAACATTATTAACTCTATTTAGTAGTTGTTCTCTAACTGTGGCTGAGTTCTGCTCGAACAAGAATGTGCGAGCAATTCTTGAAATGTCTTTTCTAACACTTAATAACATTCTTCTAACATTAACTCTATCAAGAACAGATGCCTTACTCTGCAATGTCTTCTGGCCGAAAACAGCTGATCCTTGATTTGTAAATGAAGAAATTGGATTGATATTTTCCTTGTATAATTCATCTCTCTGAGATTGTGTCAAAGGTCTTGTTGGAGTAATACCACCACGAAGAGATCCTCTTCTAAACCCTGCAGGTGCATACCAAGGACCACCAGCTCTGTCATTAAATGCATATACACCTAACATTTGAATTGATGGAGGAATTACTTTACCTTGAAATCTAATCCAAGGATAATATGTAGCAGCATAACTGCTGTCATATTTTGCCACCTCGGATAAAGCAGATGATATAGACATTCTACCATTAGCGTCCATATCAGAAGCGTCTGTTCCAATATCTAATAGATAAAATGCATCACCTCTACCCTTAACCATATTAATGGCTAATTGTGGAATTTCACCAACATTTGCACTGTGAACACCGGGTGTTGCCAAGATATCAAAATCATAAATATCTGGATTGCTTAGAATATTAATTGCGTCAATATATGAGGCACTTAAACTATCTGTTGATGCATTAAGAGCTTTGACTTTATCAGTTCTATAATCAAAACCATCAAAACCACCCGTAAATGGAACATTAAACCTAATTAAATCATTTTGATTAAATTGAGTTGTATTCTGTGTTGTATCAATTATTTCAAACTCTGGTATATTATTTGTTTTTGAAGAATATTCAATTGTAATACTCAATTCAGCAACAGCAGTGGAGCTGGTCTGACCCCCAACGACGCCGGTGTTCGCAATAGCAATTCCGTTATTGCTCAGCTGACCAAAGACAGTAAACGTTCCGTTGAGATCGCCATCCGGCGCAGCTGCGCCTGAGATAGTTATTTGATCACCAGCTGATACATCATATGTTGCACCAAGAGTAATAGTGTGCGTGTTTGCAGCTGTGGCGGTAAAGTCATATGCCGCTGTTTGGTCAGTAAGATTCACCACACCACCTTCGCCAGTTCCAGAAACTGTCAAATAACCCTTTTCTGTAACTAATGCGTCTGTAGCTGTTGATGAACCAACAGTTGTTGATGTTTTCTTAAGTCTATCAACCATACCGTTGTC